ATAACTGTATCGCCAGTTAAATATCCATGACTACTAATTGTTATAGCATTGCTAGAAATAGTATTTGAGTCAAAACTTTTTTTTGCTTCGTACTCAGTTTGATAGCCACTAAATACAAAGTCTCTTACAATACCTAAATACTTAACTGTAAAAGTAACAAGGTCAGAGAAAAGAGAATCAGTCTTTTCATTAAGTTTTTGTATTGGATCAGTACCATTTGTGCAGATTATATTATCGCCAAATTGTGTAAAGCTCCAAAAGTCTCTTGATCCTTCTGTTGTTTTAGAATTATAGCCACCTGATTTAGATACATCAGAAAAAGCTAAACCACTCATTCTATATAGTTTACTTTGATCTCCTGCATAGTTGATCGTTCCATCATTGCCAATACTAGAGAATAACCCTGTAGCATTATTTGTTAATGCGTTAGAACTAAGAGGTGTAAAACTAGGAAACGATTTATAGCCAACTTGTAAAGGAATAACATTATCAACTTGAATTGATCCTGTGTTTTCATAAGTTGGTAAATCAGCTTGTAATTGTCCGAATTGAATATCTGGCATTTATACCACCATTCTTGCAGACATATTTAATGGAGCTGATGATGTTCTTCCTCTTTGTGCAGACTCATTAGCTGTTTTAATTCCTTCTTTGTATAAACTCGCCCAAACTTTTAATCTTTCATCATTCATTAGAAATGGCTCACTTTCTGCTAAACACGCATATAAATATAAGTCAGGAAAGTTTGTTAAAATATCATTTGTTGTATTAGATGAAGATAAACCCGTAGGTCTTTTAAAAAAACCTAACTCTAAAACTTTAACTGCATCTGGTTGCATTCCTAAATAAATTTGACTTCCAATAATTGTGTAGTGAGATGGAGTTCCTGATCCTTCTCCTGAATTATACACTCTCATAAAATCTGGTGGAGCTAAATAAGTTAAAAATGTGTAAGGACTTGTTTGATATGCAACATATCGCATTTCAAGGTATCCAGTCGGTAAATTATAACTTTGAGTACCAGAAACAGTATTTATTGTTGTATCAACTGTTTCCATTTCTCTTAATCGTAAATCTCTAGCCATTCTTGACTCTGCTAAATCTATAAAAGTATCAAGATAAGATGTTAAATCTGTTCTGTTTAAATAATTTGCAATTTCTGTTTTGAGATTTGCGTAAGTGTCTAAAGCCATTATATCGTTCCATTATAAGTTTTAAAAAGTCTGTTATCGGGATCGTTAA